ACCCTCAGCCAAATCCTTGTTGTTGCCTGCCGTCGTGCCTGCTGCACGTACGAACGTGCCGGCACCCATCAGTCGACCTGCAAACCGGTGATCAGAGCGTTGACCTTGTCCTCAAGTGCCCTGAAGTTGTTGTTCAGGATCGTCTGAGAGAAGGCTCCGGTCACATCGGCGATCGCGCTGCCGGGAGTACCGAAGGCACCCGTGAGCACGGTCATTCCAGAAGCGACCTTGGCAATGCTCTCTAGCACGTGCACTGGAGACTTGCTGTAGTCCTGTACTGCCATTTGTGGTTCCTCTTAGAAGTTGAGAGTGAGGGGGCGCAGAGGCCCCCTCAGCTCAAATCAGACTGCGGTCTGTGCGAGCATCACCGAGTGACGCTTGCGGTTGCTGATCGTCAGCTCTCCCTGTAGCAGGATCTGCATGTAGCGAGCATCCTGGTCTGGTGGGCGCTGGAACGGCGTTGGCTTGAACCAGCAGTCAGAGTGACCGACCAGCCTGATGTACTTGCTGTTCAGCATGTACACGCGTCCAGACTGGCAGTACGTGTCGTACGTGACAGGAGCCGTGTGGAAGGCTAGGTTCTCGAACCCGGCGTCGGCCGTCTGCACATCAACGAAGCGCTGGTTGTTCTGAAGTAGTGAGTTGTACTTCTCGTACAACGTCTGGGTCGTCAAGATGACGTTCGGACGGTCGTTACCGACCGTGGCCGTGTTGTAGGCCGTCTCCATCGTGTTCAACGTCAGCACGCCGGCTGGCGTACCGATGTTGCTAGCCCAGTAGGCGTTGGTTGACGGGTCGATTCCACCGACGGCGATGGTGTTCTGTGCTACCAGACGGTCCAGACCAAGGAAGTCCTTGCTTGAGTTTCCGGTTCCGTCTAGGAAGAACATGTTGTCCAGCTGCTCAAGGACGGTCTCCTCGGCCTGCATGACCTTGGCCTCCAGAAGGTCGATGACCTCCTGGTCGCTGTTGTTCATGCGCTCCTCACGACCAGAAATAGCAACGCTGACTGCGTACTGCTTCCAGCCGAACTCGGCAGCTGAGATTCCGTCCTGAGGCGTCGTCGGGATGACGTCGTACCCGCTGAACGATCCGGCCGTGGTGTTCTGTGCGTAGATCAGAGGCAGAACGATGTTGGTTCCACCAGAGATCGTACGGATCTGACCGGCCTGCTTCAAGAAGAACACGAACGGACGAGCGGTGAAGACGTTGTCCTCAAGCTTCGGTAGGTAGTTCTTCAGGGTTGTTGCGACGATTGCGTCGAAGTTCGGGTTAGACATGGGTTAGCTTTCGCTCGGGGTGTACCTCATACGTTGATGCCCATGGCCCGTAGTTCACGCTTTGACGCCTCGAAAGCGTCATGGATGCTGTTGACCTTCTTCGGTGCCTCAGTAGCTACTCCACGCTGCGTAGAGGCTCCTGAGTGAACGGCCTGAGCCTCAAGAGCTGCCTGCACCCGCTGCTGCTGGGCAGGAGGCTGCTGGGTCTTGCCGTTCTGCATCTTCTCGAAGGTCAGCACCTTGTAGGCGGTTTCGAGGTCCGTTCCCATTCGCACTGCTGCGTCGGCAAGACTAGGAATGTCTGCCTCTGAGACGCCGAAGTCGTTGATGAGACGGTTGATCTCGTAGTCAATCCGCTGCTGCTGGAACTGGGCCTGCTGAGCTGCCAGAGCACGCTTCTGCTGGATGAGAGCCTGTTCCTCTGGCTCCCTCTGCACGGGCGCAAAACCGGCTGCCGGATCTAGATCATAGGCCTCTGATAGCCGCTGAATCGTCCCCTTAGGGTCTGCCTCCAACATTGCCATCAGGCTGTTGGCCTGGTGAAGCGTTCGACGCTCCTGAGCTAGCTCCTGGGTGCGCTTGGTGAAGGCCTCCTGCATCATCAGTCCGTCACGGACCTTGCTGAAGGGTACTTCCTTCTCCTCGCCATCTACCTTGATCTTGACTAGGTGATCGCCGTACTGATCCGGGTCCAGGTACTGAACCGTAGGCTGAACATCAGCTGCTGGCTGACCAGCGTCAGAGACGACTGGCTGTACTGGGTCCGGCGTTACCGGCGTTACCGTTGTATCCGCTACGACCGGCTGTGAGATCCCGGCGTCTGAAACGCCTGAGTTGCCTGCTGGCTCGGTGACCGGGTTACTGTCGAAGATCGACATTTCACTCCGTAATGGTTGGTGAATATATGAGAGTCCCCGAACGGTTGCTCTCTACTATACGCGCTTTAGTGTCCCAAAGTGTCAGGACACACGGCGGATAGCACGTGTCAGCACCTTGCTGACGGCGTTGTGACCGGCCTGGTTGATGTGGTGGTTGTCAGCCATGAACGCACGAGTGTTAGCCCGCGCCCACGTTCCCCATAGCTGGTGAATAGACATGTACCCGGCGTCTAGGTCGTAGGCGATCTTACGAGCAACACGCTCGAAGTCAGCCTGCTGGCGTGGAATCGGGGCTAGTGAGAAGACGTTCGGCACGTTCGTGGCGTGCGGGTAGACCATCAGCACGTCACCGTACTGACGAGCCTTCGTGACGATCGCACGGTACTTCGTGTCGAACGTGCTCAGGCTCATCTGGTTCAAGCCGGGCGGGATGTTGCTGAACTCGTTGGTTCCGGTCCAGACGACTGTCAGGATCGGCTGAAGGTCATCGATCAGCGCTAGTCGGTTAGAGCTTCCACGGCCGACCATCTGGTCGACCTTGTTGCCACCCATCCCGAGGTTGTGAACGACTAGAGGTCCGGCTGCGCCTGATCCCTGGTAGAAGGCTGCGCCAACCAGATAGGCCGGGAATCCGGTGGCTGAGCCACGATAGCGAAGCGTCGTCGTGATAGGCGTAACGACAGCCTGCTTGACTAGCTTCGGCCCGGTCGTGCCAGCGAAGCTGTAGGCCGTGCTGACGAAGGCTCCTCCGTCGATGCTGTACTCAGACTGCTGTCCAAGGAAGTCATCGTCAATGCCGTACAGCTCAAAGCGGTCGTGCGTGAAGCCGGCTGGCGCGCTAGCCAGCGTCCACGTGAAGATGTTGTTCTGCTGGACCAGGACGTAGGCATAGCCCTGTGGTCCAAGGTCAGAGCTTCCGCCAGTGAACTGGCTCTCGGTCGGGAAGAACCCTGGGGTGATTCCGAGCGTCTCAAAGTTCAACTGCCCAGGGTTGACGGTGACAACCGCAGGGTAAGTCCACTCACCCGGGTTGGTCAGACCGAGATGCCTGAAGCCAGGACCGCCGTCTGGGCGACCGGTGAATGACAGCAGGTCGGTCTTCAGCTGGACAGGCCAACGGTACTGCTCGGCAGACACAGAGACGACGTTGCTGTCACCCATGACAACAACATGGTTACGGGCGCCTGTGTTGATCTTGCTGACCCATGAGCTAAGCCCGCTACCTAGGTTGAACGTAGCGGCTACGTCGTTGCCTAGGGCAGCCTCCATGTTTCCGCCCGCTGACACGATGTTGTTGACCGCGTCGTTGGCGAAGGCCTCGCTCATTGAGTTTCGTGAGTTTGCTACCATTTGCGTCTCAGTTCTTAGAACATCATGCCCTCAGGCAGCATGTTTCCGGGGGTTCCGTTTTCGTCCTCGAAGCCAGGTCCCATAGGCGCACCCTGTGGGCCACCTACTCCGCCAGGCTCCTCGCCCGTCATCGACGGGTCCATCATCGGCATCTGTGGCATCATGAACTGCTGCGGATTCTGGATTCCGAATCCGTACTTCATCACGTGCTGGGCCATTGCAGCCGGGTCGATGACCGTTCCGATGAACGGTCCAAGCGCCTGCATCAGGGCTGTTGCGGTCTGACGACGTACCGTCTCGTTCATCGGCTGCGTTGAGCCGGCCTCGACCTCGAAGTCGAACTCGCCACGGATGTCCTCAGCGTTGTAAGGCACCCAGTAGAGCGCCCCGTCTGGACCGGCTACACGAGCGACCTGATCGCGAGTCATGAACTGCTGCTGGAGCTGGACAACACGACGAGCAGTACGAGAGATAGCGATCTCAACCTGAGCTAGCTTGTCAGCGCTACGTGCGTTCACGCTATCGCTGATGATCGAAGCCTCGGTTGCAGTACGACGAGTCTCCGGCACCTGGCCGCGCTGGTACTCAGAGACTCCAGAGACGTCGCCGATGTCCTTCTCAACGGTCTCTGAATGCTCGAACAGTTCGGGCGGCACTGGCGTGCTAGGCAGAGCGATGACCGTCTCTGACAACGGGATGCTCGGGTTAGCGACCGGAACGAACGTGTTGTCGACGTCGCTCTCAAGTGCCTGTCGCCCGGTTGAGTTGAAAGCCTCAGGCTGGTACAGGTACTTACGAGCGAACTTCTTACGCACGCCGATCGAGATGCTACGAGTCTTGTTCAGCTCGTCAATCAGGGGCTCGATAGCCTCTAGATCGCCCATCGGATAGAAGTAGTCTGGCACGTCGTAGTTGCGCACCATGACGAACGGGTGACCGAAGTCGTACGGCGACTTCTTCGGGTCAACCAAGAACTCTGTCCCGCCCTCAGCGTAGACAGCGAACGTGTCGTTCTTGATGTCGTGCCACTCCCAGATGGTCACACGCTGGTCATCCGGGTCGTTGTTGCCGTGCTTGAGGTAAGAGCGCTGCTCTTCACGGATGTGATCCGTGTCCATGTCAGCCTGTACCTTCGCGCGGGCACTTGGCTTGTAACGCTCATCACGACGGACATCTTCTAGCGGACGAATGATCCGCTGGCAGACCCAACGGGCGTCGTTCAAGGTCGTAGCCTCAGGATCGACAAAGACATCGAACGGGCTAATGCGCTCTACCCAAGGCTGGTCCTCTAGCACGACCGTCTCGGTCTGAGGCAGGGCCTGAGCGATCTCGGAGTTGTCCGCTACGTCTCCGGCCATGTCAGGGTTGAGAGCGGCAAACTCATCTGCCTGAGCGGTCAACTCGTCGTAGGCAGCTACCTTGTCCTCGCCAGAGAGCGGGACCTGCCCTTCCTTGTACGAGTACCCGCACTTGATCCAGCCGTGCCCGATGATCAGGTAGTCCTTGATAGCTAGACGTACTTCATCCTGGAAGTTGAAGTGCTTCCAGTTGTAGTTCGTCACAGCCTCAGTGATAACTGCGCGCTCCTCATCCTCTGGATGAGTCGGCTGCACTGTGATCTTCGGGTAGTTGACCGAGACGCTCGGGTAGATGACGTTGATCGTGCCAAAGGCAACGTTGACGACAATCCGGTCCTCAACTGACTCAACGGTCGGCAAACAACGACCTCGGTAGAGGTCGATCATTCGCTCCCAGAGTTCATCGTATCCCTCCATCATGCGCCAATCACGGGCGCGATCGAGTTCGTGTCGATAGAACTTTAGAGTGTCAGCCCTGGACGTCCGTGCCATCAGATGCAGCTACTACGTTCGTGTTCGTGCCGCAGTAGATCTGTGGCAATGGGTTCGGGTAACTCGGAAAACGACTACGACCGCAGGTCGGGCAGTAGCCGCAACTTGGGCATGGCGTACTTGGGGTTCGCCACGGGCGTGGATAGGTCCAGTCGCCTACGTGAATCTCCATCAATCAGGCCTCGGCTTTGCGGTTGATGAGTAGCCGGCTGGCCTGTCGAGCTTCATCCCGACAGACGCAGCCTCATCGAGCTGGCGGCGCTCTAGTGCCCACCGAGAGGGACTACCCGCCCAGCCCTCCGGGATCACAGTTCCGAGCGAGCTAGAGCCGCTACGCCAGGCGGCGAGCTTGTGCGCGAGAACCTTGCAGTTCAGGTCGAAGCAGGGACGGGTAGAACCTGCATCACAAGCGGCCAAGGATCAGCCCGTGATCTTCTGGTGGAATCCGGGGCGCGCTACTGAGCCGGTTCCGCCACCTGAAACCTTCTTCTGCTTGTAGCCAGGACGCGGGGTCTGACCGTTCACAGAAGAGACGCTTCCGGCAGCCTTCGGCACGTTGTTGTTGCGCTTGCCCGGGCGAGCCATCGAGCGAAGAGTGTCGCTCTTGCCTCCGTAGCACGCCTTCAACCCGGGCGTGTAGCTCTTGGTGTTATCGCGATACATGTGAGAAAGCCTCCTACTAAACAGCGCTTAGTGTCCCAACGAACGGCAAAGAACGCCTGTCATTCTGACGAGTGTTGTAGAAACCGAGCGGCTTGACGTCCGACTGAGCCTGAGATGCCTCGGTTGCCTGTCGGTAGTAGTAGTTCCAGGTTCCGACGTCTGACGGCTTCTCTTCCTCTACGAAGATCCGATGATACGGCACCATCTGCCAGGCAATAGCGAGCGACATCGTCCGGTCGTCATGAGGAGATCCGTGCGTCTTCACGGTCCCGCCAGGGCCGTACTCGCGGATGTACGTACGTAGCTCAGCTAGCGTGTACTCACAGCGGATGTCGATCGAGCGATCACGGATAGCAGCTCCGAGGTCATCAATCATCTTCGGCTTGCTCAGCTTGTTCGTCAGCCAGCCGTACTGTGGAGCGTGCTTGTCTGAGATCTGGCCGATCGTACGACGCCTGAAGATCCTCGGGTACCCGAGCTTGCGTAGCGTCAAGACAGTAACGTGACCGTGGTTGTTGATCTCGACGCCGATCAAGGCGTTGTTGTAGTACCGACCGAGGTTGTTCAACTGCTCACCGAACAAGTCCGGGTCACAGTGATCGTGGAACGTAGCTACGAGCAACCCGGTCTCGATGTCGATGACGCAGGCAGCGGCTGCGTCACCGTGCTCTAGACCTTCGGCCGGGTCAGCTCCGATCACGTAGGCATGATCTCGCAGTGGCTCCTGGAAGATGCGCACCGGCCCCTGAGGAGGCCAGGCGGTGCTCTCAATCAACTTAAGCATCAGTCAACACCGCCTGTGGGACAAACTCTAGGGTCCCGACCTGTGGAGTCCAGATCTGCTTGCCCATCTCTAGCAGGGCATCGAGATCGAACACCGGGTTACCAGACTTGATGAAGGCCTCTTCTGGGTTATCCGGGTACTCCTGGGCTAGCTGCCAATCAGGCAGCGCCTTCTTCTTAGCCGCGTACCAGGCGTCATCACGTCCGCCGGCACGCCACGAGTGGAACATCGTCTTGAAGAAGTTGTTCCCGGTCGTAGCGTCTACCCAGGCAGTATGGAAGAAGTTGCCGTAACCGTTAGCGGTCGACAGACCGATGATCCGTCCACCGACGTCAGCAACCGGCTCGATCGAAGCCCAGGCGCCCTCAGGGTCGTTCAGGAAGGCCCACTCATCAACAACGACTAGGTAACCAGAGAAACCACGAGCAGGGTCAGCTGCCGACGGCAAGCTGATGACCGACGAACCGTTGTCGAAGTCGATCCGCTCCTGAGAGTTGTTCAGGATCACCGGACCACGGTTACGCATCCAGTCAGGCATGAAGCGCAGGCCGTACTTGACCTTGGCTAGCAGTTCCTTAGCCTCGGTCTGACCCTTCGAAATGAACAGGATCTCTCGATCAGGATGGAAGAAAGCACAGTGGAAGGCGTGAGCAGCAACGATCGTTGACCAGCCGATCTGCCTTGCCTTCAGCGTGAGCGAGTAGCGCTCAACCGACCACTCAGCCAGCGCCTGGAGCTGAGCGTCGCGTAGTGGCAGGATCATACGGCCCGTTCCGGGCACCTTGATCGACCAGTACTTACCGAGGCACCACGCCTCGTTGTTCTTGGCCTTGCGCCAGAGAAGCTCACGACGAGCGGCTTCAAGCCGCGAACGCCTGTCAGTCATCGAACTAGTCCGGCCTTACCAGGGTAATCCTCAGGGCCAGCTTCGCTGACGCCCTCCTCCATCTGCAACTCGGCAATCTCCCTCAAGAGATCCTCATCTGAGAGATCGCTGATGTCCGGGTCGCGCTCGGCTCGCTGAGGAGGCATCAGCTTCTCGATGTACCCGAGCCAACGCTGGGCAGCGTTCACGTCCGGCTTGTCAGCAACAGCGGCGCGATAGAGAGCATCGAGCACGTTCTGAACGCGGTCGACCGAAATGTTCTTCTGGTGAGCACGACGCGTCCACTCAGCGAGGAACTTGTCGTTCTTCTTCCAATCGCGCACGGTCTGCGGACGAACGCCATGGGCCTCAGCCCAGAGCGTAGCGGTCTTGTGCTCGCGGTCCTCGGGAAGGGTCAACAGCCAGTCGAGAAACTCGGACTGGAGGTCAGGCATCACCCAACGGGTGCCCTCCTTGCGCCACTGAAGCGTTGGACCGGACGGCTTCGGAAGCATCTGATCTACTGCGTTCGACATCTCATAAGACGCGCAGGGTTGTCCCAACCCGCGTAAGTAGTCCGCTACGCCCGCACGGAGCGGACGTGGGAGAACACAGAAGGTAGGAATCCTTCTTCTGGGACAGGCTTGCTCTTATAAAAAAGGGCTTAAGAAAGGGAGTGAGCGAATCCGCTACGCCGGATGAGCGAACGACCGAGGGAAGTAACGTAGGCGGCGGCTAGGACGCCGCCGTGCTTACTTAAGTAAGGTAAGTAAGTTAAGGTAAGAGAAGCTACGAATCGGAATTCTGGCGTCTCGCCACGAGCGAGGCGCCTTTTGTTGTCTCTAGGCTCAGGTGGATGCTATGATCTGTCTCAACTGTGGGATGCTCTACGATCCGAACAGGACGCACTGGAGGTGCCCGTACTGTGGACACAAGGATCACTGCTGTGATGGAGTGTGACCACCATTGCTGCTGCTGGCAGAACAGCGAGGACGTTTGTTGCAACTGTGGCACTGAAGCGCCCCCGCCCTACGATTTCGATTCTGACGTTCTGGATGACTAAGTACCTATATATATAGGGAAGCGCAGACCCCCCTCCCCCCCTACACCCGGGTACGTCACGCGCGAGGCCGAAGATCAGCCGAAGGAACCACGGTTCTCGCTCACTCTCTGTGGTTGATGAGAATCCCTACGCGTGCGTATGCGCGTACGCTCACGCGTACCCTCGCAGTCATGAACACGCGTGTCTACGAATCCGTAACCACCCGCTTACGCTTGCTCATGCCTGCTTACCCGAGGCGGGTAGTACGAACAGTCGTACGCCCTATGAACACGAACACACGTGCGACACAGACGCATGAACCGTTGCACTTGCGTTACAACTGTACGTGCGTAACCGTCATGAACGCGTGACGCTCATTACATACACGCTCGGATATGCCGCTACGTGCGTATGAGTGCAACATGCCTGACCAGGGCAAATGCTCATCAGGTCGCGACTCGGAGAGTCGAGCGAAATGCTGGTGAAACCGGCGCTGAGCAGGGGATTCGTCGGAAACTTGACGGGGTCACTAACGTGGTGATTGGCGAGTCGGAGAGACCGGCCGCCACGGAGGTTTCCCCATGTCGAACATCCTGCTCATCCAAGTTCCGACCGACGCCAGCCCGAGTGACTGGCAGCAAGTCCAGGTGGCCCTGTCCGAGGCCCGGATGGCCAACCCGACCAGCGACATCGCCCGTTCGGTCCAGCCTTCCCCTGTCGAGCCGACCGAGCGTGAACAGCGTCAGCTGAACGTCCTGCCCGATCCGATCCCGCCCGTGGTGCCGATCACGAACGCGCCGTCTGTCGCAGACTCCGGCATCGTTCCGTGCCAGGCCTGCGGCGAGTACAACGGCCAGCACAAGCC